AATTACAAACCGCTAAATCCACTGCCACAGATCCTGTTGTGATCCGCAAGATCGATGAGCATATCTTAGAGTGGATGGGTGAAGAAAAAGAATTACTAGCCTATCAAGATATTAATCCTATCCCAGGTAGAACCTATCCTGATGGTGAGGCAATTCCCGAATCATTGCCACCTGCATATATGCCTGCTGAAGACAGCGGAACCCAGGATCAATGGTGCCAGAACTGTGAATATTATAAATCAACTGAAGGATATTGTATCAAATTTGATGCTAATGTTCGTCCATTATTCTGGTGTGCTAAATGGGAACCACAAAGTTAAAATATTCGGAAATACCAGCAGTAAGAAATTATCTGCTGGAACAACAAGAACATCGTTGTGCATTATGTAATGATGTAATAGAAGAAGGAAAGGCAGTATTAGACCACGATCATAGATCTGGAATAATAAGAAGAGTGCTTCATAGAGGCTGCAATAGTTTACTAGGCAAGATAGAAAACAATATGGCCCGCAGTGAAGTAAACCTAATACGGTTAATGAAATTTGCTGATAATATCTATGAGTATGTGACTAACAATACCACAGATTGGATTCATCCTACACATAAAACACCAGAGGAGCGTAAAATGAAAGCATACAAGAAAAAGAAAAAACCTGTTAAGCCAGGCAAAGGCAAATACTAATATGCCAATACATAAAGCCAAAGGACCCAAGGGCGGTAAAGGTTGGCAATATGGTAACAGTGGTAAAGTCTATCCTACTAAAGCACAGGCCATCAAACAAATGGTTGCCATAAAGATTAGTCAAGGCAAGATTAAACCCAAGAAAAAGCGTTAACATAACCAATAAATACACCAATAACTCCAGAGTTTAATAAATAAACATATTAAACACTCTAAAGGAGGCGATGCTACAATGTCAGAAAATACATTGGCTACACAAGATATGGCAACTGATGCCGCAAGCACCACAGACGCTGAAAATCAGGCACAAGCGACTAAGACATATTCTCAAAAGGAAGTGGATGATATGATGGCAAGGATGAAAACATCCTTAAAGTCTAAACTTCTTAAACCCTATGAGGAACTGGGCGATCCAGAAGAACTACGTCAACTTAAACTTGAAGCCGAACAAAAGCGTCAACAAGAACAGATGAAACGTGGTGAATTTGAAAAAACCCTACAAGAATTAGCCGCTAAAAAAGATGCTGAAATCTCTAAACGAGATGCTGTCATCAAAGAATATAAGATTAATACACCTTTAATATCTGCGGCAGCAAAATACAACGCTGTGAATGCAGATCAAGTAAAGGCACTATTATCGTCTAATATTCGACTTGGTGAAAGCGGTGAAGTTGAAGTAGTAGATAGCAAGGGCTCAGTGCGTTATTCAGACAAAGGTGAACCCATAGGCGTAGATGATTTAGTCAAAGAATTCTTAGACACAAATCCTCACTTTAAATTAGCCAATCCTGCTACAACACAAACCAGAAGCAATATAGTAGACAAAGCGCAGTCTAAGAAAGTTGACATTACTAAACTAGATATGACCAACCCTGAACACCGTGCTTTATACAAAGAATATCGCAAGACATCGGGTCTTGCCTAACTAATTTAAAGGAAAATTTATTATGGCTGGTTCTACCACTACTACTCTAAATGACTTGCTACCTGCGATTACCGCAGAAGCAATGTTCGTTGCTAACGAGCGTTCTATTATGCGCGGTCTCGTTAAAAACTATGCTATCCCTGCTGGACAAGGTAAGACAATTACCGTTCCTCGCTATCCAGTTCAATCTGCAGCCGCAGTAACTGAAGGCGATGAAGTTTCTAACACAGCAGTTAGCACAGACGGTGTAACATTGACTGTTTCTACTGTTGCTATCCGCACACTATTAACTGACTTGGCTCGCACTTCTGCCGCTTCTAACGTTGTTGCAGATCTAGGCCGTTTGTTCGGTGAAGCAATCGCTAAGAAAATCGACCAAGACCTATTGGCTCTATTCAGCGGTTTCTCAAATGGTGTTGGCGGTGCAAGCACAGCATTGAGCGCAGCCGTTGTTGCTCAAGCAGTTGCTAAACTACGTGCAAACGCAGTTCCTGGCGATGCATTGGCAGCAGTTGTTCACCCATATGTTGCCTATGACTTGAAGAAAGACTTGACCAACACATTTGCTAATCCTAACGCTGGTATCATCCAAAACGAAGCGATGAGCCAAGGTTATGTTGGTATGTTGTTCGGCGTTCCTGTGTTTGAATCAGCAAACATTGCTGACACTGGCACAGCAGGCGATTACGTTGGTGCTGTATTCCACCGTGATGCATTGGGTCTTGCCCTAGTTGGTGATATCTCCATCGAAACACAGCGTCGTGCTAGTTTCTTAGGTGATGATATCGTTGCTTCTGCACACTATGGTGTTGGTGAATTATACGACACATACGGTGTTAAGATCACTTCAGATTCATCTTTAGTTGATCCAGCCTAATTAGGAGATAGAAATGGCTTTCATTGAAGAAGCAAGCATCGTAGTAAGTTTCGCAGAGTTTCAGGATGTTGTGAATAAAGATCAACGTCTATTTGAAGCCAATGAGGGCCTTTCTGACACTATCGTAGATGCAAGCCTTGTTAGAGCCACAGAGCGTATCTTAACCAAGTTACGCTCTAGTGATTGGTGGAAGAGTTATTACATTAGACGTAGTAATGCTATCACATTCACTACTGTGGCTGATGTGCCTGCCTTAGATCCAAATCGTATTATCGCAAGACAAAATGATTTTACAGATCTATGTGTCTATACAGCCTTGGCAGATTTTATTCTGCCAAGCATCGCTGACTTTTCCAAGGAAGATTCAGCAGAAAGACAAAAGATGGGCTATTACACACAGCGAGCCGATGAACTCTTTGGTGAGTTGATTACCGCTGGCGACTGGTATGATTTTGATGATGATGCTACTATTGAATCATCCGAGAAACAACCAGGACAATACAATCTAAAGAGAGTGCGATGAGACAGGACGTTATTGATTATCTTCAGAACCAGAACCTAGGTAGTTTTGTGACTGCCACAGAATTACCCTGGAATGAAACTGGAGAAAATTTATATCTTAAAAATCTTAAAAAGATTTATGTAGATGTAGATGAATTCGTAATGGAACCTTTTATCACTACTTTCAGTGGATTGAATCTAACAAACGAAACTACCAGAGTCAGAGTCTATTTCGCTAATGACGCGAAGCAGTTGCCTTCTAACTATGATGAAGTTGTCCAATTGATTAGGGCTGCTAAAGACATTCAAACAGATGACGGTTATGGCCGTCGTGAAGTAGATGTCAATACAACCTATGAAGCAGACAAATTAGTCACAGAAATAGAAATACGATACATTAAAATAACTTAAGGAGATTGCCAAATGGCATATATTAACCCAGCACCAGGAACTGATAACAAAGTTACCCTGACGCTTGACGTAGCATCTGGTGACACAGATATTACCCAAGGCGTAGGCGCTTTAACAGTTCCTGCATTGCAAGACATTACCATTAACGCCGCAAACGACGTTTTTACCTGGAGCCAATTAGACTCTACTGCTAAAAAACAAGTTGCTACTACATCTACAAACTCAGTTTCTATGAACCTAGTTGTTGATACACAAACGTTCTTTGGAACAAGTGTAGGTGCAAGTATCACTGGAACTATTGCAGAACAAGGTTTATTTGGTTGCAGCCGCAACAAGACATTGATCAACTTTATCATTAGAGTTGAAAATTCTACAACTGACACTTTTATCAAAGGTGTTGGATACATCACTGGCCTAGCACCAACTGTTAGTGCTGATTCACCAGTGTGGGTATCACCAATTACTATCACAGTATCTGGTGAATACACAGTAGCGGCTACCTAATAACCCAGGGAGCGGAACCTACATAGTAGGACTGAAAAGGGCCTTAAACAGCCCTTTTCTTTTATCCTTCTATAAATACTAAGGAGAAAAGATTAATGGATGTCATAGGTAATAAAAGTGACAAAGAACTGCTAGAAAGTATCGTAGCAGAAATAGCCAAGGCCACTAACGAGATTAAATGTGCTCGTGGTGACATTGACAAAGCACAGAGCCGTATCAAGTTTCTCTTGGTATTGGCACACGAAATGATTCAAAGACAAGGAGATTAAAAGATGAAACTATCCGAACTAACTGCAAAACCCAAGTTGATTACGCTGGTAATCGATGATGAAGCCACCATTAAGGAATTTGGTGAAGCCATTGAATTCCACACCTGGGATCGCCAACCTATGGATGTATTCCTAAAGATCGCAAGTGCTCAAGAAAAAGATATGACACAGATGGTAGGCGTGGTCAAGGATCTAATCCTTGATGAAAACGGCAAACCAATGTTAAGCGATGAGAATATGGTGCCCACTGGTGTGCTGATCAAGTGCATTGGTAAAATTGTAGAAAAGTTGGGAAACTAATCCGCGAGGATGTGAACTGGGAAGATATTGATGTCAAACTGCTGATTACCGTAGACAATCTCAGCACTAGATATAATAAACTTCCCTCACAGATCCTCGCAGAAGCAACAACATTTGATTTACTAGTTGCTAATACTGGCCTTCAATGGCAGCAGAAGCAACAAGAAGATGCAGAAGCAGAAAGAGAAGGTCGACCCAAGGCACAGAAAATATCACAAGCAGAAATGTTTGAAATGCTTAGAAGAGTAAAAGAGCGAAAAGATGAAACTAAAAGTTGATGTAACCAAGGATTTAATTACTCCAAGACTAACAGCAGTTCAAAGAGAACTGACCACTGTGCCTCTCCAAGCGCATCAACAAATGGTTCAACTGACTCCTAAGGATCGAGGAAATGCTAGAAGCAAGACCACACTTTACAGCAATTCTATAATCCGTGCCAACTATCCCTATGCTACAAGATTAGATGAGGGCTATTCAAAACAGGCACCAAGAGGTATGACAAGACCCCTAAGAGAGTGGTTGCGTAGGAAACTACAATTAATATTAAGGAAGCGATAATATGGCTGCTGGTGATTTAAATTTTAATGTTGGCGTTGACACCGCGGGCGCCATACGATCTGTTCAGAGTCTAAACAATGCTCTAGGCAGTCTAAGAAATGCTTTTCAACTGACACTAGCAGGTATTTCTGTAGGCAGTATCGTTAGATTCAGCGACGAAATAACCAGTCTTAAGAATAGACTGATGTTGCTCAGCGACAGTCAAGAACAGGCCAACACACAGTTCAAAGCCATATCTGCAATCGCAATCGCAGCCAGAGCAGATGTTGGTGCTGTAGGTGATTTATATTTCCGTGTGGCAAGAAATGCCAAAGAACTAGGCATTAGTCAAGCAGAAGCAGGACAGATCACAGAAAGTCTAGCCAAGGCAATGTCAGCCAGTGGACTAAGTGCTAAGGAATCAGCAGGACCATTGTTACAATTAGGACAGGCCCTACAGTCAGGTGTGTTCCAAGGCGATGAATTACGCAGTATCTTAGAAGGTCTACCACCTGTGGCCAAAGCATTGGCTGAACAACTTGGTGTGCCTATTGGTGCTCTGCGTAAAATGGGTGCTGAAGGTCAGATCACTTCACAGGACTTTGTGCAGGCAATGCGCAAGGCTAGAGATGCCATTGAACAAGATTTTGCCAAGACAGTTCCTACTATTGCACAGGCATTTAATCAACTTAAAGCCAACGTAGGCATTGCATTTAACGAGTTCCAGAATTCTACACAAACTGGACAGAACTTTGCTCTAGCCATTGAATACCTTGGATTTCAGATCTATAAATTATCTAAGAATATTGATTCTATAATTGGACCATTGTCTACATTTATCAAGATCGCAGGCACACTAGTGGCTCTGTCAGTGGCGGGTCGTATATTATCAGCCATTGGTGGAGTGATTATGGGTCTAATACGTGGCTTTGGAATGTTAGGCACTAACATTGCAATGGTCTATGAACGTGTTGTGGCATTTGGATCTACATTCAAAGCCGCAGGTGGCGGACTTTTGGCCTTTGCTGAAACCATAATCTTTACTCTATTGCCCATTGGTAGATTAGCCAAAACGCTGTTGACTATTGCAGCCGCTGTGGGAACATTTGTAGGTCTAGACAAACTCACAGAATGGTTCAAATCATTGGGCGATACTAACAGTGAAAGTCGTTCAGAATTAGAAGAATATCGCAAAGAGATAGCCAAATTTAAAACTGGCCTAGACACAGCCGCGGGTGCTCCTGCTCCAGCATTCCTTGATCCTAAGAAAATGCTACAGACTCGACAGGAGTTAGAACAGATAGTAGTGGCATATCAGCGTCAAAATGCTGAACAGGTCAAACGTCTTGAACTTGAACAGAGTCTAATAGGTGCTACAGAACAACAAAAGGCCACTAAACAGGCTCTTGCAGATCTAGAAAATACCTACCTAAATGAAATCAATAAACTTGTTGACGATTATCGCAAGAAGAGCGAAAGTAAAAACAAAGAAGACCAAGCCGCACTACCACTGATACAAAAAGCCATACAGGGTGTCAGTGAAGCCTATGCTCAACAGATTGAACGTGTGCGTGAATTGACCACACAGAACTTCTTGTTAGCAGAAGCAGAACGTCAACGTTTGGCCTTAGGTGAGTTTTCAATACGCAGTCAGATTGACAGCAGTAAGAATCTACAAAAGATCCAAGACGATATGGCCAAGATGACAATGAGTGAAATTGAGAAGAAATATTACGACATTGATGTTGCTGCCAGAGAAAGTGCTAGAAGTGCAATTGATGCTGAAAACAGTCGTAGACGCAGCCTAAAGATCGCGGCTATGACCACAGAAGAAGAACAGCGTTATTATGAAGAAGCCAAACGTGGCACAGACGAATTAAAACAAAAAACCGCTGAACTTTATAGTCAAGGACGTCAGTTCTCCACAGGTTGGAAAAACGCATTCCAAAGTTATATTGACGAGGCTACCAATGCTGCCAAGACAGCAGAACGTATCTTCCAAAAGACCACTTCGGCAATGGAAGATATGATCGTGAACTTTGCCAAAACAGGCAAGTTTGAATTCAAATCATTTATGAACTCAATCCTAGAAGAACTACTACGCAGTCAAGTCCGCAATATGATTGCACAGATCTTCCAGATTGGTAATGTTGGTCAGAGCGGCGGCGGCGGTGGCCTAAT